ATGGCAAGGCATTAATCATGTACCTATTACACAATGGAATCCACTGACACTTCAAGGTGCTGGTCTGTTTCATATTGCTATGGGTGCGGTATTAGGTATTAGCGCATTTGGTCGTACACAAGAAAAATTAGCAGGTACAGCAGCCAATCCAACTTCTACAAGCCAAACAATTACTAACAATCAAAATATGTCAGGCAATGTAGCTGGCGGTTTTGGTAGTGGTGGTAATATGGGTGGTGGATTTGGCGGATCAACAGGAGGATTTGGCGGTGGAAACAACTCATCATTTGGCGGGGCTCCAGCATTTGGCGCACCTGCGTCAGGAGGATTCGGAGCATCATCCGGTGGCTTTGGTTCATCAACTCCATCTACAGGCGGCTTTGGAAGCACACCTCCAGCAACAACACCCACAGGGTCAGCAGGAGGTTTTGGATCGGGTTTTAACAGCGGGTCAGGAGCAACACCCGCAACTACGCCAGCGTTAACATCATCTGGTAAAAAAGTTGTTCCATCATTTGACCAACCAGCACTATAAGGAAATAAAATGAAAAAATTATTAGCACTTTTAATTGTAGCAGTTTTTGCTAGTTCAGCAATGGCTACAGAAAAAGCCAAAGCACCTGCCAAAGCACCTGCAAAGAAAGAAGTTAAACATCACAAGAAAGCAGAAGGTACTGAAATAGCTGGTACTAAACCAGATACAGTAGCACCTAAAAAGAAGAAATAATTATTATGGCAAATACTCGTAAACTACACTACAAGGACATTAACTCAGATGCTGCCGCTTATGTGGGCGAACTGGGCAGTATTTTCTTTGATCCTACAACTACTACCTTACGTATAGGTGATGGAGTAACAGAGGGTGGTAAACCTTTAGTTGATTTAAAGAGTGCTAGTATGTTTGGTACTGATCATGGTCATGACAACGCCTACATAACGTCAAGTAATCATTATACCGGTGATCTTGCTTATAACTGGACTTTTCAATGGCAGAGTAATAGTAAAGGCGAAATTATTTGCTACAATCCACAGAGCTTTAATCCAAGTGGTGTGACCACAGCATGGACGGTGACATCGTATGTAAACGGTGTAGCCACTGTAAGCAGAAGTACTAAAACTTGGGATAATGGACACAGCTACGGTACCGACTTGACTGCGGCATTAACTAACAGTGGCGACTATGCTCAAATGGTATTTGTAGATCTATCCACTCATGCGGCTTTTGAAGTTACTTGGACAGCAGAGTCCAGTACAGCGGGCGGAATCAGTGTACGAGTACTTTACGGTGATTTTACAGTTCAAGCTAACGGTTAACGACAAGCCAAACTCTTGACAGGCTTCGGCTAATGTAGTATAATTACTATATTAACGGAGCCTGTTTTTACGACTATGACTGATTATTACCAAACATTAGGTGTTAGCGAAGGTGCTAGCCCAGAAGAAATTAAACGAGCATACCGAAGCTTGGCTAATAAACATCATCCAGACAAGGGTGGGGATCAAGCCAAATTCAAAGATATCAGTGTTGCTTATGAAAATCTAAGTGATCCGCAAAAGAAAGCTGAATATGATCAACAACGTATGTACGGCGGCGGACAACAGTTCCATTTTAATACAGGCCCTGGAGGTTTTGATCCATTTGGTCATATGTTTGGTCAAGGGTTTGGACAAGGTAGTCCATTTGGTGACATTTTTGGTCACATGCGTCAACAAGCTAGACGTAATAGAGATTTAAACATACAATGTCAAGTAAGTTTTATCGATAGTTATACCGGTAAGCAGTTAGAAGCAAATTACAGACTACCAAGTGGACGTAATCAAAATGTTGTTATTAACGTGCCGGCTGGTATACAAAACGGAGATACTATCCGTTATAACGGTCTAGGCGACGATAGTGTTCCTAATGCTCCACGTGGAAATTTAAATGTTACTATTATTGTAAATCCAGATCCAAACTACGAAAGACGTGGAGATGATGTGTTTACAAAAGTTGATATTACACCTATCGAAGCTATGATTGGAACTAAGAAAACTGTTAAGACATTAGGTGGTCAAAGTTTAACTCTTGAAATTAGAGCAGGAGTTGAAACAGGAGTAGAGTATGCTAGTCACGGAAATGGATTTCCGAATGTAAATAATGGGCAGAAGGGACGATTTGTTAGTGTAGTAAACATTAAAACTCCTGCTGTAACGGATCCACTTTTAGTAGCTGAACTAGGTAAACTCAATAATGCAATTAGTCAAAAGTACTGATCAAATATTAAAAACTTGTGCCCAACCTTGGATTTTCGAAACCGATAAAGATTTTGAAGATGCTCGACAGCTAGAAATAGACATGGTTCAGCTTATGATTGAAAGTAACGGCATTGGCTTGGCTGCTAATCAAGTTGGACTACTTAAAAGAGTATTTGCAATTCTTCTTAAGGATCAAGTTCCGTTCTGCATGTTCAATCCGCAAATTGTTTCAAACACACCAGATTTTGTAAACGGGGAAGAAGGTTGTTTGAGCTTTCCTGATTTATTTTTACCAGTAAAAAGATACAATTTGATTACCGCCGAATACTTTGACAGGGCGGGAAAAAAGTGTATAATAGATTTAAATGGAATAGATTCTAGATGTTTCCAACATGAATTGGATCATTTAAATGGAGTCTGTTTTGTTGAAAAAGTTAGCCCGTTAAAGTTAGCAATGGCAAAAAAGAAACTATTAAAAAGAGGAAAAAGTAATGGTCGAACCAAGTGATAACCTACAAGCAGTTTTTGAAAGGGCAATCGAAACCGCTAAAAAATTGCATCACGAATATTTAACAATCGAGCACTTGATGTTTGCTATGTTAGCCGACGAAAGTTTTTCTGCCGCCTTGACAGGCTTTGGAAGTAATACAGACGCTCTTAAACAAGATTTAACCGATTATTTGCAGAACAAATGCAGTGAGTTTACAATACCTGATGTAGTTGTTAAACCTAAAAAAACACAATCAGTCGAACGTGTTCTTAACCGTGCGTTCACACAAGTCCTATTCAATGGACGTCAACAAATAGAACCAACAGATGTTTTCTTGAGCATGTTTGGAGAAAAACGTAGTTGGGCGTTTTATTACATTAATAAAAACGGTATCGATAAAGATAAGTTTAATGATTATATCAATAATAATATTGAAATCGAAGAAGAAGGACCTGCCGATGGTCAAAGTGACAAGGCGCTCAAGGCATTCACTACTAACTTAAATGACGAAGTTACTAAGAAGAAAATTGATCCAGTTATTGGACGTATTGACGAATTAGAAAACATTGCACTAGCATTAGGTCGTCGTAGTAAAAACAACGTAATCCTTGTAGGAGATCCAGGTGTCGGTAAGACAGCCATAGCAGAAGGTCTAGCCTACAATATTGTTAATGGTGCTATTCCTGATTTCCTAAAAGAATATAAGGTATACAGTTTAGATATTAGTGCTATGCTTGCTGGCAGTAAATATCGTGGTGACTTTGAAGAACGTTTTAAACTAGTTATCAAAGCTCTACAAAAGAAAGGCAAGACTGTTTTGTTCATTGACGAGGCACATATGATCTCTGGCGCAGGATCTGCTAGCAACTCAGCTAACGACCTAGCTAACATGATGAAACCTGCTCTAAGCAAAGGCAACATTAAAGTTGTGGCCAGTACTACATGGGAAGAATATCGTAAACACTTTGAAAAGGATCGTGCGTTGATGCGTCGATTCCAACGCATTACTGTTGACGAGCCAACTATGGAAGTTACTAAGCAAATTCTTAAAGGTATTAAGAAATATTACGAAACATTCCACAATGTTAAAATCCGTGATGATGCTATTGATGCTGCTATTAAGTTGTCAATTAAGTATCAAACAGATAAGAAATTGCCGGATAAAGCAATTGATTTGATCGACGTTGCTTGCAGTCGTTTTAACTTGAAACTTGCAGATGAAAGAATCATCGGCGAGCGTGAAGTACAATACGAACTTGCTAAGATGATTCAAATGCCAGAAGAAAAGATTATGGAAACTGAATCTAGCAACCTTGCTACTCTACAGGATAACTTACAAGCAGAAGTTTTTGGACAAGATCTTGCAGTTACAGAAGTTGTGGACAAGATCATGGTTGCTCAAGCAGGTCTTAAATCTGAGAATAAGCCTATTGGATCGTTTGTATTCATGGGGCCAACTGGTTGCGGTAAGACTGAAACAGCTAAGTCACTGGCCAAGCACTTGGGTGTTAAGTTGCTACGTTTTGATATGAGTGAATATCAAGAGAAGCATAGTATCAGTAAGTTGATTGGTAGCCCTCCAGGTTACGTTGGCTTTGAAGAAAACGCAGGTTTGTTGATTACACAGATTCAAGAGAATCCAAATGCTGTATTATTGTTTGACGAAGTTGAAAAATCGCATCCAGATGTAACAACTGTCTTGTTGCAAATGATGGACAATGGTTTTATTACTGGTTCAAATGGTAAACGTGCAGATTGTCGTAACTTAATTCTTATTCTTACTACAAATGCTGGTGCTCAAGATGCTGAAAAGAACACTATTGGCTTTGGCACACAAGAAAAAGAATACAGTGATAAAGATTTGAAGAAGTTCTTTACTCCAGAGTTCCGTAATCGTTTAGATGGCATTATGACGTTTAACAAGCTGAACAAAGAATCTATGGTTAAAGTTGTTAATAAATTTATCGATGAACTCAAAGCACAAGTTAAAGACAAAGGTGTTAAGATTAAAATCAATAAAGAAGCAACTGAATGGTTAATTACCAAAGGATTTGATCCTAAAATGGGTGCTCGACCATTACAGCGTGTTATCGATAAAGAAATCAAACGCAATCTTGCTAAGATGATGTTGTTCGGTGCATTGAAGAATGGCGGTGGCGCAAGTATTACATTAGAGGGTGATCAACTAGTAATAGTAGCAACTCCTAAAGAAGTTAAAATTCCGCTGTTGGCAATAGATCCACCAAATACTGGCATTGAAATTGTAGAAGAAAATGCTGTACAAGACAACTAGACGTCTCTTTAAAGGCATATACCAGTACAAAATAGTGCTGGTATGTGCCGGTTCGCATTGGTTTCGCTCAGGTAATATAAGCGAAGCGTTTGCAGAATTACAAAAAATAGATCTACAGTCAAATCAAAAAAATATACCGTATCGCAATACGTTTATTAAAACACGAGAAGATTTAGACTATGCTTTTAGTCTAGCAACTGTGTTAAATCAAATGAAAGATTTTGAATTACGTGTTGAGTCTCCATGGATTTCAATCTATACCAATGCTAAAAAAGATATAACTAAACTCTCTAAGCTAGATGAAACTAAAGTAAAGTATATTTCTGAGCCAGCTAACACAAATCTTAGTGCAGATACTATAATCATGCCTAAAATGAACTTTGATTATCGTATTACACTGGGCAAAACTAACCAGCCTAACCCAGCATTTATAGACTGGGCAAACTCTAGTAAAAAATGCAAACTAACTAAAAGCTGTATTAGAGATCTAGGAAAACCTCGTAGTTGGGGTGGGACACATTTCTACATTACAGGCGATAACAATCTTCTATTAGCTAAAATGCACTTAGGTGGTTCCATAGCAAAGATAGAGCGTATAGTTAAAAACTAAAGCCTGTCAAAAGCGATAAATACTCTAACCGCAGAGTTATCTGCTGATATTACGTTACGGGCTTAAAAATGCGCATACAAGACTTATTAGAAGGGCATCATTTTAAAGATAGCGATTTTGTTGTCAATAAAGGTGAAAAACGCGAGATCAATTTCGATCTAGCTGAAGATCTGATGCATTTCATGCACAACGATGACGATGTGTACCGCCGTCATTTGTATCCAAGCCTATCATTTTGTATTGATAGAGCTAAATCCAAACAACCTACAAAGAAAAGTATATTCGGGCCAGCTGTTGAAAGCAGTTACAAATTATACGTTAAAAAATTTCCTATACGCGAACTACCAGACGAATTAGACAAAGAATTATGTAATGAAATCTGTGAAAAACTTCACGAGGAATTTAAAGAACATTTAAGCGACGGCAAGTACAAGGACTAACAATGCTATTAAGAGAATTATTCGTTAGCCTTCATAATAAAAAAATCATTAACGAAGGCGGTAATATTTGGCCTGACACAGATCATTTCGATCAAGCCATTGCTGCCAATTTAGCTCACGAAACTGACAAGTACCTAAACAGTCTTAGTCTTAAAGTATATCTTATCGGAAGTGCTGCAACTCCAACACCTGGAAAAATGAGCGGTGATTTAGATGTTATGACTGATATGAGTCATCTTATGAATCATTTTAAAATTAAAGATCCTAAGACAGCACGTATTGAGTTAGAAAAATACTTACAAGGTCAAGGTTTAATGACTAAACGTACAGGTGTTACTGTACATATTCGTTTACCATATGAAGATAAATTCTATCAAGTAGATATTAAAGCCGTTGTAAACGCAGAGAAAGTACATAAATTTCATGTACACAATATTCCAGCAGGAAGTCCTTACAAAGGTGTACACAAACAAATGATGATGAATGCGCTAGCAAGTAGTCAAGGAATGTTGTGGTCGCCAGATGAAGCGTTATATGCTAGAGATGCTGAAGGTAAGAAATCAAATATGATTAGTGATGACTTAGATGTTATTGCTAAAAAATTGTTAGGACCGCATGCCAAGGAATCAGATTTAGGCAGTGTTGAAAGTATTTTAAATGCTATTCCAGATCCAGCACGTAAGAAGGAAATATTTGACAAAGCAAGTAGTGGTGCAAGTTGGCAAGCTGTTACTCCAACTACAATAAACGAAGCCGCTGCTCCAACTGTTGGCCGTAAATATCAACATATCGAAGATTTAGTATTCACGAATGGTAGTACAGGCGGATTGCATGCCGTTGAACGACTACGTCATATGACCAGTAAGGGTGGCAGCATAGAATTAAAATGGGATGGTAGTCCAGTTATCTATTGGGGTCGTGATGAACACGGTAAGTTCCATATGTTTCCAAAAAATGCATGGGACTATATGAAGCGTGGTACTACTCATACTAAGAGTGGTGTAACTACCATGATGAACGACCCAGATGATGTTGCTATGTTTATTTTAGGAACTGGAACCTTACAGCCTGGGCAAGAAGAACAGCGCAAAGCATTTGCAAGAGGATTGTCAGACCTTTGGCCATACTTTGAACAGATTAGTCCTAAGACAGGGTATATCGAAGGTGGGATATTGTTTAGTCCATTAAAGCCGGCGGTGTTAAATCCTAGCACACACGAATACGACTTTACTCCTAACATAACAAGTTTCCATATTCCTGCAACTAGCGAATTAGGTAAAAAAATTGCTAAGGCAAAAATAATGGTTGCTGCCACTGGATACTATACTCATATCGGAGCAGATGAAACACGTTATCCTAATGCTGAAAAATTATCAACATCAGATATAATTGTGCAAGGTACAACTTATGTAGAAAATGCTCCTCAAGTAGATTCTACTGGTTTAGATCACGCAGAAGATTATATTAAACAGAATAAATCAGCTATCGATAGTTTCTTAGCAGGACAACCTGGACTAAGTAAACCTGGAGATGTATTATATACATTCTTTAATCAAAATTTACGAGTTGCAGGTGTCAAACAACATTTTGCACAATGGGCTCAATCTAAATTAAGTAACGCACAAGCACAAAAAGTTTTAAGCCATCCTGGACTCGATGCTGTGTTGACCGCTGTTGAATTATTAACACATGAAAAAATGAAAGTAATTTCAGCACTAAGTAGTGGAACACACGGTGGAATCCGACAAACAAAGCCCGAAGGTTATGTACAAGCTCACCCTGGTGGTAAGTTTAAAAACGACATACCCGGACAGTTTGTTAAAACAATCGACCAAGCCAACTGGGCTCCAAGGAAAGACTAATGCGTTTAAGACAACTTTTTGAAAACTTAGATCGCACCGGCGAAGGAAAAGCTGCTGTAGTTGGTTGGGGTCGCGGCATGGGTCATAAAGGACACATGTTCTTAGCTGACGCTGTTATTACACAAGCTGAAGAAACTGGCGCTGATCCTTATTTTGTTGTTAGTCGTACTATAGGTAAAGACGATCCAATTACTCCAGAAGAAAAATTGCACATCTATAAAAAAGTATTTCCTAAACATGGACATATTTTTCATACCGCTACAGAAGAAATGCCAGATTTAACTCGTGTACTAACACAGTTAAACAAACATGGTTATACAGATGTTACGGTAGTTGTTGGTGCAGATCAAAAAAATGCTTTAAGTTATGTAACACAGTATAACGGTAAACCAGATAAAGCAGGTAATGTACCATTTAATTTTAATAGTTTAAATGTTATTAGTCGTCAAGAGACTAATAGTAAGTATTCCCAAGAAGAAGGACCACGTGCTACACCAATGCGCGATATACTTAAAGATCCTAATGCCAGTGACGATGAAAAATTCCAAGCATGGCGTGACGCTATGAGTCCAGAACTAAGCGATGATGAAGTTCGCGACATGATGACAAAAGCTGGACAACGCATGGCAGATCCTACCTTTGGTAAAAAGCCTAAAGTAGCAAAGAAAGAAAAGGCTGTAGCGGAAAACGTTACTTCGATTAAATATGCTAATAAGGTAATTAGAGAAATGAGAGCACAAGAATTTGTCCGTCGTCAATTAAATGAAAAAGCAACTATAACAGCAGCTACACCAGATGCACCGTATGCCGGTCAAGGTGATAGCGATGATTTAGCAGATGAACACTTGGCTGGTTTAAACCATGCTGTTAGTTTTCCATCTATCAGTATGAACAAATCAAATGGTAGTTCTTATCTACAATATAGATTTGGTCTAGCAATGGCTGGAGCACACCCTAATGCAAACGACCATATGCCTGTGCCTATGTCTACCGGAGGAGCATTTAGCGGAGATCCATTAATTGCACCGTTCAGCGATCAGGATTTAGAAATTGTTAAAGCTGCAGGCAAACATATTGGTGCCGGTAAAATGACTAAATTGGCAGATAGAAGTAATGAAATGCCAAATACTAATAAAGTTAGTCCTATAGCTAAACCTAAAAAGAACAAATACGGAATATAAAATGCGAGCCAAAGAGTTTATTACCGAACATACAGGAAAGCATCATGATAATCACATGGTAGCAGCTCAAGGTACTCGTAAGGTTCGCGATCCTGGAGGTTACTATCCTAGTTACCATCAAATGCGCATGGGTATAGTAGTTGGTACTATGGACGGTAAAGGTAATATACCAAAAAATGTTCCGCATGAAAGTTGGATGGGTCCATATTGGACGCAACATCCTTGGACTGAAATAGAACATAAGATGTTCCAAGATGCTAAAAAAGTCATCCCAACAGAAGATCATGAAGTAATACCTTGGAAGAAAAGTGAAGAGCCAAGTGATACACACAAAGTTAGCCCAATAGCTAAATCTAAAAAGAACAAATACGGAATCTAAGATGGACGAAAAATATCATTTAGCACTTAAAACAGCATTTGCTAGTGAATATGCCTTTGCATTAAAGGCGCAAAACTTTCATTGGAATACAGAAGGACCTTTATTCTATCAACAACATTTATTGTTTGAAAGAATTTATGATGAAGTTTACGGAAGCATTGATACGTTTGCTGAACAATTACGTGCTTTACAAGTTTATACTCCAGCAAGTTTAGCTAAATTTAGTATGTTATCTAAAGTAGAAGACGAAAATGCTGTACCAGATTTTCACGGAATGTTAAGCGAGTTATTAGAAGATAGTGAACGTATGGCTAATATCTTTCGTATTACATTTACTATGGCAGAAGAACACGGCGATCACGGACTAAGTAATTTTTTAGCAGATCGTCAAGATGCACATAAAAAACACAGCTGGATGTTAAGAGCGAGTTTAAAATAATGGATGAACTAGCACAACTTAAGAAGTTAGCAGGCATTAACGAGTTTAAAGGCCTACAACCTTACGGCGGTAGCAATATCAGTATAACTGGTACAGAGAAAGCAAAGATTATGCGTGAACAAAATATACAGCCTGGAACTGAAGAATGGTTCAAGTTGTGGTTTAGTTTACCTAAATTTATGAATGGCGAACGTGCTGTAGGTACAGGATACAGAGGAATTAAAAATGAAAATTAATGAATTAGAAGAAAGTTACAGACGTAACAGCCTAACAAATTATTACGATAGCGATGGCAATGATTTGCGTGGCGGTGCTAGCGATGAAGCTAATTTATGGTACAAATACGATCCGCAAGACGGCAGACTTAAACAACGAATGATTGCCGGGCACGAAGAACGTGCTGCACGTAACGCAGGATTCAGAGATGGGCAAGAGGCTGCATTAAGAGTACACGGCATTGTTAGGAGCAAATATCATCACGGTAAGTGGATACAAAATCAAGGCGGCAAGTGGATTGAAGTACATCCGTTTGGTAACTCAGAAATTGAGAATGAAGGTATAGCTAGTGCGGCTATGGCAAAATTGCCTGGTTTTCTAAATACCATAGGAAAAGATTCACAATCGATTGCTAAAATACAAGATCAAATCACTCAGCGCATAGTACGTGCAGGTGAAGGACATCCTGCTGTGGCTCATTTGAATGATGCACATAGTTGGCTAAGCCAGATGTATAAGAATCCTACCGAAGAACAAGCCAAGGCATTTTACCAAGCTGTTCAAAAAGCCAATGGTGCTGGTATTAGAGAATCGGCTACAGCAGGTGCTACCAGTGCCGCTAACATCGGAACCGTAGATGCTCCGCATTTAAGTCCAGGAAAAGCCCGTGGAAAGAAAAGCTATATTGGTAGTCCAGGGCGTAGTGGCACAAAAGCACCCCCACAGCCTAAGGTTGTACAACCTAAAAACAAGAACGGAACAGCCAAAAACGGTTTAGATATTAAAGGTACCAGCTTATTTGGTGGTCCTAAGAACGAAGCACAAGTCATCAAAAGACGCTAAATATATAAAGATAAACGGAGTATACTCATGCCACCAGAATTAGATAACATGGAACCAGAAATGAACATGGACAACCAAGAAGGGGAAGTAATTGGAACGCACGGCGACACAGATCGCGAAGGTGCAATGGCCAAAGCTGACCTACACAAACTAGCCACTTATGCTACAAAACTAGGCGAACAGATCCAAGACGAAGATCAATTAGAAGCATGGGTACAAGCTAAGATTACCAAAGCAGCTGATTATATCGCTAGTGTGTATCATTATCTAGAATACGAAATGAAGTTTACAGAGTATGCTCATCATTTAGATAATAGCGATACCTTAAGCGAAAGTCAAAAACGTGCTCTTAAAAACAAGTTAATGGAAGCTAAGGCTAAAGTTAAAGAACTTAAGAAAACTCAAGCTGAAAAGATTAAGTCTAAAGAAGAAAAAATTGACGAAAGTTTGATGGACCCATGCGGACACTGCGGTGGTTCAGGACATGTTGAACGTCAAATTCCTGGACATGTAAAAGCTAAAGTAGAAAAACATAAAAAACTACATAACTTTATTGATAAAAAAATTAAAGATGCTAATAAAAACGGAATCCCAGATGACGAAGAAGTTGACGAAGATTTTGATGCATTAAAGAAAACAGGCGATAAGACTAAAACAGCTGCAGGCGGTATAGTTACTAAGACTGACAAAGGTATCAAACACGAGCGTCCTTCATCAAGTTATGATGATGGCGGTGATGAGTTAGATTCAATTGCTAAATCAGGCAAGGGCACAAAGAGTCATGCTAAAGCTAAAGACTCTGCTACTAAGAAAGCTGAAAAGTCAAACGACATCAAACTACCTAAGCACACAGGCAATACATGGGGCATGAAAGGTGGCGAAAAGTTTGGTAAGAAGATGGAAGAAGGCAAAGAAAAGAAAGCCGACAAAGACTACGACGGTGACGGTAAAGTAGAATCTGGTAAAGATGAATACTTAGGTAGCCGCATTGCTGCTGCTAAGAAGGCTGGCAAATTAAAAGAAGCCGTCAAGATGTGCAAAGAATGCGATATGCCTGTAACAGAATGCAGTTGCAAGTCAGTTAAAGAAAGTGCCAAGCCAAGCGCAGGTTTAAGCAAGGCTAAAAAGTCTGCTACAGTTAAAAAGGCCAAAGCAGGCGGCGACATTGGTAAACCAGGTAAAGGTTTTGACAAACTAGCTAAAAAAGCCGGTGGTGGCGAGAAAGGTGAGAAAATTGCCGCGGCCGCTATGTGGAAGAACATCAAAGAAACTACTGCTTACATTGCTGAAAAAGCAAAAGCTGCTAAACCAGATTTCTTAGACATGGACAAAGACGGTGACAAGAAAGAGCCAATGAAGAAAGCTGTTGCTGACAAGAAGAAAGAGGCTGTTAAAGAGTCTACAGATTTTAGTCGCTTACAAGAGCTAACAGGTCGCTTGAATCGTGCAGAAAAGCCAGCACTAGTTGAAAACCGTGAGGTAGATCAAATCCGTGCATTAACAAAACGTTTATTGGGATAATCCAATGGACATGAAGCGCATTCTACAGGCGATGGATGGAGTGTCTACAAAGCCTGTAGAAGGCGCAAATGACATGAAAAAGTTCCTTCAGGTTGTAACTGAAGGGGCTAATCCTCATAAAGTTAGCTTGCCTGTTCAAATGGCCATGCAACACTATCAGAAGCCTAAAGAAGAACCTACTAGACCTGTAGGACGCGAACTTACTATTAGCAAATATTTTCATAAAGTAGAAGAAGAGCTTGCTGAACAAAAAACTGAAAAGCAACAATTAATAAAACAATACAGTCAAACTATTGCTGACCGTGTTTTAATGAAAGAATCTGCATCAAAAAAACTTGCAGAACATGAAATCCCCGGACATAGTATGGGATTCACAGGCGGTGTCGGTCCTGGTATGCAAGATTATGTAGTCGATGAAGCTCCATTAGATTTTGATAAAGAAAATCCAGCATCCAGTACTATATACGGACATAAGAGTAATCCTGGATCTATTGAATATAGAATTATGCGAGCTCGCGCACAACTAAAAGATTTAGCAGAACGAGCACAAAGTAACGAATTAATTGTATGGGAAGGCATTTCACGTCAATTCCCTGAACTGGCCATGAATATCGAAGAAATACGTCATGGTATTGAAGAACTAGCTAAGATCCGTAAAGGCGGTGGACGTAGAGTCCACAATATACCTAAGGAAATTGGAGAAGCTGTACTAGCTCCTATCAAACCAGCTACACCAAAAGCAATTAAACCAAAAAAGAAAACTAGTGTTTGTCGAACAGGACAAGTACAAACAGGAATGCAAACCAAAGATGGGAAGCTAGTTCCCAAGTGTTCAATTAAATAAATATAAAATCGTTAGGGAATAATATGAACTTAAGAGATTTGATGACAAAATTAGATACTATTGCAGAAGCAGATGATGCTAGAGCACAGTATGACAAATTTAAAGCCGATGACGCTCGTGCAGGAGCTATTACACAAGTTAAAACAATGCTAAAGCCAAATGGTGGCGGAAACTTTATCGATCCTAAGGACGGTATTGTTAAATGGCAAGAACAAATGCAAGGCGATTCAGGTGGGCCTGGTAGCGTCAGAGAGTTTCCATTCGACTGGTATAAGAAAGGTCAAGAATCAAAGTTTTTTGATATTTTAAAAACTGCTGGATTAGAACTAGTTCCAGTTGATAGAAAAAATTTGTTTGGTACAAGTCAAGTAGTAGGTATTAAAGGCGGGCCACAAGCATTAGCTAATTTAGATAAACCTCAAACTCCTACAGCACCAACAGGTCCAACTGCAGGACAGCAAAAAGGTCCACAAGACGATATTGCAAAATTAGATGCGTTAACTGCTCAATTAGAAGCTAGTTTGAAAGGTCAAGGTCCTGCTCCAGATACAACAACAACACCAACTACTACAACTACTACTAATCCACCAGTTAAGAAAGACGAACCACAAAGTACTGGTAAGAAAGTTGCTACAGGGTTGGGAATTGGTGCTGGTGCATTGGCTGGACAACAGCTAGCTAAAAAAGCTGGTATGGGTGGATTTGGTCAAGCAGGTGCTGCAGGCATCGGCGGTGCTATCGGTGGGTTAGTTCCACAGGCTTTTATGAAAGAAGGCATTGAATTTAACTCAAGCATGGCTCAATCTTTAACTGAAAGTTTTGGTTATGAGTTTGAAAATGAACAATTAGACGAATACAGTATGCAACAGTTTGGCCAGGATGCTGGCGACTTTGGTCGTGGTGCATGGAACGGTGCAACATTAGGCACAGGCGATAACATTGTTGCCGGTGTTAAAAGTGCATTTGGTCCAGGCACATACAAAGATGAATTACAAAAACAAATGGCTTCTAGTCAAGAAGCTGAAAAACGTAGTCCTTGGTTATACGGTGCTGGTAATGTCGCTGGTAGTATTGCAGCTCCAATTCCTGGAGGTGCTGTTGCAGGTGGATTGATTAAAGGTATAAGTACAGGTGCTAAATTAGCTCGTGCTGGAACATCGTTAGGTGTTAATTTGGCTGCACAAAAAGGTGTAGATACACTTAAGAACAAAGCTGATATCAACACACTAGCACAAGGTGGCGATCAAAAATTAGCACAATTACAACAAGTTATTAAAACTATACCAGATGGTAAATTTGGCCCTAACACACAAAAAGCTCTAGCAGCTTGGCAAGCAGAACAAGGGTTACCTGCAACAGGTAAACCAGATCCTGCAACTTACGCTAAAGCTGGTATTGCAGAATCTAAAGCAACAACTGTTGCAGAAGATATCAAAGCATTACAAAACAAACTAGCAATGATCGAAAGCGGTCAATGGCGTTTAGAAGAAGATGCAGACTATCGTGTATGGTTAACAGAAGATAATACTGTTATCGATGATTACGGTAATCAAATTGTAGACGAAAATGTTCTGGATGCAATTGAATGGGATCAACAACGTTTAGACGAATTAAATTTAGGTGGAATAGGCAAGGCATTAGGCCGCGGTTGGGATAAAGTAGCTAACGTTGGCAGAAACTTTGCAGGTGGACTTGCTGGCAAAGATGCTACAGGCAATTTGATTAAAGATACTGAAAAGAGTTTTGCTAACAGAATGGCTACTGAACCTATGAAAAACGGTAAACTTCGTAGTCCTGGTCAAATTGCACGTGATTCAACAAACGCTCGCGGTACAGCCAATATGGCTAATAAAGCCGCTAACTGGGTTGGTCAAAATCCAGGTAAGACTGCTTTAGGTGCTGCAGCACTTGGAGCAGGAGGAATTGCAGCCGCAAATGCGTTAGGCGGAGGCAGTGCTAGTGAAACAGGAACAACTACCGGGGGAGGTAGTGGCGGTGGCGGTGGAGGAGCTAATTCAGATCCAAATATGCCACAAGCACCAGCGGGAGATACTCCAGGAACTACTCCAGCTGCTGGAAATTTAACTCCAGACCAACAAGCATTGATTAAGCAAATAGAAGAATTGATGTCACACGATTGGGCTGATGATAAAGATTGGATCAAAGCAACTGGACACGCTCGTGTTGTATTGGATAAAGCTACTAAAGCAAATCCTCTACAAACAGCGATGGATGCTAAGAACGATGCGGGCGCAACTACTCAAACAGCAAGTACACCGGCATCTACTCCAGCTACCGGTCAAAGTGCTGCACCAACAGGTGCAACTACTCCAGATCCAACATTGAAAGTTTACAAAGATGGCGGTGGTGCAGGAGCTGCATCTAACCCAGCTGTTAAAGAATCGGAAGATGAATTGGCACGTTGGTTAAGAATCGCTCGCGGTTAATCAAATAAATGGCAGATTAATTTCTGCCATTTCCACCTCTAAAGGTTGAGTTTTTAAGATAATTAGTTTATAATAGGCAATATAGGAGATAATTTATGTCAGGACGCTCGTACGGTGCAGAAGAAAAGGCAAAACTAGAAAGATTGATTAGCGAAGGTAGTACAGTATTACGTGAAGTCGAAGATTTAACAGAAGGCTTAAAAGAAACAGTTAAGGCAGTAGCAGAAGAATTGCAGATCAAACCATCAGTTATTAATAAGGCAATTAAAATCGCACATAAAGGTGATTGGCAAGCCCATAATGCTGATTGGGAAGAAATTGAAGCAATTTTGGATATTACAAAACGTATCTAATAAGTAGTATAATAGAAAGGTTAGCTGGCCATAAACAGCATGAAGGTATTTGTCAGCCTAAATTGACAATGGAGAGTAAACTATGTCTTATGTAGACGCATGGTTTGACCGCGAGAACGATATCGTTCGAGTAGTTGAACGCAACAAGAAAGGTGAAAGGGAATTTAGAGATATTCCTGTACGCCATACATTTTATGTAAAAGACCCACGCGGCAAATTTACTTCAATTTACGGGGATACACTAACACGTATTATCTGTAAAAACACAAAAGAACTACGTAAAGAACAGGCCATTAACAATGGCAAGGAAATGTTTGAATCAGACATTAATCCTATCTTTGTAACACTAAGCGAACACTATTTAAATCAGGATGCTCCTAAACTAAATGTAGCATTTTTCGATATTGAGGTAGACTTCGATCCAGAGCGTGGCTACGCTAGTCCAGATGATGCCTTCATGCCAATTACTGCCATTGCCGTTTACTTGCAATGGATGGAAACTATGGTGTGTTTGGCTATTCCTCCCAAGAAATTAAAAATGGAGGATGCCAAAGAAATGGTCAAAGACTTTCCTAACACATATTTGTTTGATAACGAAGCAGATTTGTTGGACATGTTCTTGGATCTTATAAAAGATGCTGATGTTATTAGTGGTTGGAACAGTGAAGGGTTTGACGTACCTTATACAACAAATAGAGTTACAAAAGTGCTCAGCAAAGAAGATACTAGACGTTTCTGCTTGTTTGATCAATTTCCTAAACGTAGAGAATATGAAAAGTTTGGCCGTGATAGCGTAACCTATGACTACATTGGTCGCGTTCATTTAGACTATCTCGAACTGTACCGTAAGTATACGTATGAAGAACGTCACAGTTATCGACTGGACGCTATTGCTGAATATGAATTAGGCAAGCGTAAAACACAATACGAAGGTACACTAGATCAATTATACAACAACGACTTTAAGACGTTTGTCGAATACAACATTAATGACTGTAAACTACTTGACGATTTGGACAAGAAATTAAAGTTCATGGATCTTGCCAATACACTGGCACATGAAAATACAGTATTGTTACAAACAACAATGGGTGCTGTGGCTGTTACTGAACAGGCTATTATTAACGAAGCACATCGCAGAGGTTTCCAAGTTCCTAATAGAACTAAGATGAGTGAGCGTGAAGAAAACACAGCAGCCGCAGGTGCTTATGTTGCTTATCCTAAAGAAGGCATTCACGATTGGATTGGCTCACTGGATATTAACAGTCTGTATCCAAGTGCAATTCGTGCGCTCAACATGGGTCCGGAAACTATTATTGGTCAATTGCGTCAAACAATGACTGACGAGTATATTGAGGCACAAATGGCAAAAGGTAAATCGTTTGCAGCTGCTTGGGAAGGTGTATTTGGTAGTTTAGAATACACAGCCGTTATGAACCAAGAGATTGGTACAGATATTACCATCGACTGGGAAAATGGAGAAAGCGATGTATTAAGTGCTGCAGAAGTTTATAGACTAATATTTGAAAGCAATCAGCCTTGGGTTATTAGTGCTAATGGTACTATCTTTACTTACGAGAAAGAAGGTATCATTCCTGGCTTGCTAAAACGCTGGTATGCAGAACGTAAAGAAATGCAGGCCAAATTAAAAGATGCTATAAAGGCAGGAAATAAAGTTGAAGAAGAATACTGGGATAAAAGACAGTTGGTTAAAAAGATTAACCTCAATAGTTTGTATGGCGCTATTCTTAATAGTGGTTGTAGGTTCTTTGATAAGCGTATTGGTCAGTCCACTACTCTTACTGGCAGGCAGATCGTAAAACACATGGCCGGTAAGGTCAATGAAATTATTGCCGGAGAATATGACTACAGAGGTAAAGCTGTTATCTACGGTGACACTGACAGTTGTTATTTTAGTGCTTATAAGACACTACAAAAAGATATCGATACCGGTAAGATTCCTTGGACTAAAGAAACAGTTGTTGCTTTATATGACCAGATTGGTGAAGAAGTTAATACAACATTCCCTCAGTTTATGCTAGACACATTCCATGTACCTAAGTCACGTGGAGAAGTTATTAAAGCAGGTAGAGAAATTGTTGGATCTAAAAGTTTGTTTATTACTAAGAAACGTTATGCTGTTCTTTATTATGATAAAGAAGGCAAGCGTACAGACATAGATGGCAAGCCTGGAAAGATCAAGGCCATGGGTTTAGATTTGAAGCGTAGTGATACTCCAGAATTTATTCAAGACTTTTTAAGTGATGTTCTTGAAAAAGTTTTAACTGGTGCTAAAGAACAAGAAGTGCTGGATCAAATCAGCGAATTTAGAATTAAATTCAAAGCTCGTCCAGGTTGGGAGAAGGGTAGTCCAAAACGTGCCAATAAGATTACTGAATACCAAGGCAAAGAAGCAAAAGCTGGGAAGGCTAATATGCCTGGACATGTTCGTGCAAGTATTAATTGGAATACATTAAAGCGTATGTACAATGACAAATATTCTATGGGTATTACAGACGGTGCCAAAGTTATCGTGTGTAAACTTAA